AATAAACATATTATAAGAGTTTCTATAATTTCTACAAATATTGTAAGAAAATACTTTAGCACAACCATAAGGAGAAACTGGGTGTAATGGGGTTGTTTCTCTTTGATAACCATCTTCATCTATACTATTACCAAACATTTCTGAACTACTTGCCTGGTATATTTTAGCATCTGGTTTAGTTAATCTAACAGCCTCTAACAATTTTAATGTACCAATACCCGTAGTTTGAGCAGTGTAAATAGGTTGATCAAAACTAATTCTAACATGAGATTGAGCAGCTAAATTATATATTTCATCTGGTTGGCTTAATTGTATTACCCTAATTAATGAAGATAAATCATTTAAATCAGCATATTCTAAATTTAATTTAGAAAATAAATTATCATCTAATCTAGCTGTTTGGTTTTCAGCCACAGAGTTTCTTTTAACTGTACCCCAAATTGTATATCCTTTATTATCTAAAAACTCGGCTAAATAGGAACCATCCTGACCATTTATACCAGTAATTAAAGCTGTTTTACTCATACTTATTTATTATGCTTGTTATTTTATTAATATCATCTTTAGTTAAATCTTGATGATTTGGAACATAAAAACCAAATTCATTTACTAACTCACAATTTGGTAATGGTGGAATATCATTTTCATTATACCACATAGGTTTAGTAGCCATATTACCCGCAATTAAAGGTCTAACTTCAATGTTATTATCCTGAAGTTCCTTAACTATATTATTTCTTTTTTTATGAACTATAGGAATAGCAAAATTAGAGACAAAATCATCCTGTTTTTCTTCTAATTTTAAGATATTATTTTTAATTTGACTATTATAGTAATGAAAATTATTTCTACGCTTATTAGCGTAATTATCTAATTTATCTATTGCTCTTAACCCTATAAATGCTTGTAAATCAGTAGATCTTACATTCATTCCCGGAACATAAAAATTATATAGTGAATCAAAATCACTAGTTTGAAATTCCTCTCTTAATTGTTTTTGAGTTTGTTCTGGTAGGTCTCTATCCCAACCATGGCTTCTTATCATTAATAATAAATGATACAGCTCTTCATCATCTGTATTTATGAAACCACCCTCAATAGTAGATAAATGGTGGCCAAAATATAATGAATAAAAAGAAGCCATTCCAAAACTCCCTAAATATGCATCATCATATTTGGAACCCATGCTTTCACAAACATCCTCTAATAATATTACATTATATTGTTCACACAACAAAACAATTTTATCCATGTTTGGAACTAATCCAAGTGGGGAAACTAAAATAAATGCAGATGGAGAATGTAGTTGAAATAATTCTTCTAAATGATTTAAATCACAAGATAAATCTTCTAAATTACAGTCACACATATAAGTATCATACCCTAATAACATAGGTGAACTTACATCTGTAGCCCAACTTAATCCAGGAACTATTATAGTATTATTTTTTAATTTACTATGATATTTTAAAGCCGCTAAGGTTAATAATATTGCAGATGAACCCGAATTAACAAAAACTGAATATTTAGACCTCATTTTTTTAGCCCATTTTTGTTCTAATTCAATGGTTAGAGGTCCTTTAGTTAATCTAGGTATTTCATCTTGGGATAACCATTCAACTAAAGAATTAATGTCGTTTTTATCTATTGTATCACTAACTAATTTTATCATAAACTTTTTTTAATCCTTCTTTTAATTGGGTAAATTTAAAATCGGGAAATAATTTTAATAACTTTTTATTGCTAACATCTTTTCTATATTGACCATCTAATTCAGGTCGGTCATAAATAATATCATAATCTTTATTAGTTACATCTAATGCAATTTTAGCCATTTCATCTATAGAATAATTAAAATCAGGAGCAACATTAAAACTTTCAGTAATATTATTTTCTATAACTAATTTTATTATTTTAGCTAAATCACCAGCATACATAAATTGCCTTAGTGGTTTACCTGTACCTAGTAAATATAATGAATTATCTTGACTATTCCTAATTTTATTTAATAAAGCAGTAATAAAGTGCATTTTATTTTCATTATGCAAGTTATCATAATCACCATATAAATTACAAGGAATTAAATAATTATATTTAGTACCAAATTGTTTATTGTAAGCATCTATTTGTACTGCTAAACAACGTTTAGCATAACCATAACTAAAATTAGATGGTGGAGGAGGACCTATAAATAAATCTTCCTCAGTCATAGGATAATTATCAACAACACTAGGATAAATACAAGTACTTAAAATACCAATAAATCTTTTTACATCATATTCCTTACATACTTTAACAATATTTGTATTAATTAAAATATTATCATCAAAATAATCAGCTGGGTATTTTAAATTATCTTGGATGCCTCCTACACGAGCAGCTAAATGTATAACCACATCAGGGGTATAGGATGAAATCATCCATCTAACTTTTTTAATATCAGTTAAATCACAATCCTTACTACTTAAATAAAAGGCATCAGGTAATATTTCTTGTAAATGCTTACCTACTAAACCTGAACCTCCAGTAACAACTATCCTCATAAATAATTTTTTAATGAATTTGCTCCAACCCAAAATTTCCCATCACTTATATCCTCATCTCCATTTCTAATTAAAGCTAGTTTACATTTAATTTTTTTATAATCTAAATCAATTTTATTAAGTTGATGCATAAATATTTCTTCACCTGAAGTCATTACAACACCTGAATCAGCAAATTTATTCATAAAAGGGAATATATTAGTATACTTATCTATTACTTCACTATAAGAAAAATTAAACCAATCAGAAATTACCCTTTTATTACCACAAACATCAGGGGAATAAATTATTTTTTCATCTATTATTTTGCTTATATCTAATTTTTCTAACAATGCAACATCAAATCTAGTTCTAATTACATAATCATATTTAAAATTATTTATTTCCTCCCATTTTTCCTTAACTTTATTAGCGGCTAAAATAGAATAAAACATACTATAATGTACAAACACCTCATGACTTACCCCCTCAGGAGCTATATCATATTTTTGTGTTTCACTTAAGTAACCAGTAACGTTATATAATTTTAATATTTCCTCAATATTATCATGTCTAGTAAGATGGTGATTATTACCTGCTAAAGGTTTTTCTGTCCATGAGTGGAAAAAAATATCCATATCATCAAAACCAACTAGGTTTTTCTTTAAAAATGTATAACCCTCTTTTATAAATCTGGGTTGGCCTGAAAAACAGATAGCTATTTTCATTTTAAATCATAATGTTTATCATTATCAGTTGAGGGATTTTTTATAACTAATAAAGTTGTATCTTCTAAAAACTCAACAAAACTTTTATCTAAGGGTTCATAAATAAAAATATCATTTTCTATAAGAATATTATCTTGAATTTTAACTTTCCCATTAATTATAATATTATATTCAGTATGTTCCTTATGAAAATGACCATCCGATTTATCTCCTTTGCTAACTCTTAATATACCAATATCATTATCAATTGTCTTAAAAAGACTAGGTTCAAAATTGCCTACTACCCAACCTCTTACAAAATTATTTATATTACCAAACTTCATTTTTAATTCTATCTATATCATTTTTTAAAAAATAGTCTAGTTCATCAGGAGTACCCATATGAAATTGTTCTTTAATAGGTAAAGTTGTAATTTTTAAACCATCTTTAATTAATAAATTATATAAAGGGGCAACATAAAACTCATTTTTACTTCTAATATTTTTTTCAACTAATTGTTCTGCATACTTTACAAAATTGGATCCCTTAGAAAAACAATAAAAACCTACATTACCATGAGTACTTATTACTTCTTTTTCAGCTGTTTTTTCAACAAAACCATTTTCATCCAACTTTGAATAACTATAAGCTGGGTTATCTGTTTCTATAGTTAATAAACACCCATCATGTGAAGATTTTTGAATTTGGTTCATATCAAAATGAGGTCTGAAATATACATCAAGAGTTGTTATACCTAGAGGTACATCTTTATTTATATATTCTTTAGCTAATAAACAAGAAGAAACAGTACCTTCTGTTTCATGTTCAGCTACTACAATAGTAATATCTTCCCCAAATATTTGTTTTAATTTTTTATCAGCTTCCCAATTATCAACTTGTTCTTTTCTAATAATAAAAATAACATTACATTCTTCCCAATTAAAAGAACGAAAACTCCATTCTATCATTGTTTTACCATCTATGTCTATAAATTGTTTTGGAGTTTTATATCCTTTATCTAAAAAACGTTGGCCTTTACCCGCCATAGGTACTAATAATATGGGTTTCATGTATTTTTTATCAAATTTGTTGTTTTTAAATGTGAATTTTTAATTACATCATGTATGTCTTTATTATTAGTAATTTGCTCATTAATAAAAGTTGCGGCAAACGCATCTCCTGCCCCTAATACATTTATATTATAAAGATAATTATTTTTAGGTAATTTATACTCAAATGTTTTGTTTCCATTACTGTAAATACTACCAAATGGATCATGAGCTATTACCCATTTTTTTACTTTTTTTCCTATTTTATCAATATCGTCAAATAAATCTTCTCTAGATAAAAATAAATAATCCACTTTATCTAAATAATCATAACATAATTCTGGGTTTTCTTTAGTTATATCAGCAGATATAATAGGACTAATTGAATTTTGTAAAAAATCTAAATCTTTAATTTGATTAATATAAGCAATATGACACCAATCCGAATAGGGGATTTTTGGTTTTAATGTTTTATGATTAAAAACAGCTTTACCTATTCTTCTATTATTATCTGTATCAACTACAACTAAAGCTTCTCCAATAACCTGTGGAACTACATTAACTTGTAATGTTTTATTTAACTTTAATAAATTAAACCATACATTAGCTATGCCCCCTAAAGTTTCAGTTGTGTTATTTTCGTTAAATACTTTATCAACTATAAGATGTCCTACTAGATTTACTATCTTCATCTATTCCATTTCTTTACTACTAATTTCCTTTTTATCTAAATCGGCAACTGATTCTTCAGTGGGTTCATTTATCCAATTTTTACTAATAAAAAGATCATAAAGTTCAATTAATACTCCTTCACCTCCTTTGGATTTTAAAACATAATGTGAATTTTCTTTAACTATAGATGGTGAATCAGAAGGACAAAATGTGCTCGAACATCTTCTTATTATTGACAAATCAAAATAATCATCCCCTACAAAAGCCATTTTATCAATAGCAATATTATACTTTTCATTAAAAACTTCTAAATATCTAGATTTATCCAAACTTAAATCTTTATTTCTGGAGCAATAAAAATCAATATTTCTTTTTTCAGCCATATGTCTATTAAAATTATCTCCTGATAGCATAACTACTTTTATACCAGCAGCTATAAATCTTTTAATAGCGGTAAAATCTTTACACATGTAACGCTTACTTAAAACATTATGATTTATATCATAAACTTTAGTTCCATCAGTTAATACTCCATCTACATCTAATATTAATAATTCTATTTTCATCTTGACATATTTAAATAACTTGGTTTATTATTGTACATAAATTCTTGAAATTTATCTTCCATATCTTTTTTATCCTTAGGCCAATACTTTTTTATATTTTTAAAACCACTTAAATGTTCTTTATCATCTGTAGCCCAATGAGACCATCCTAACCATGAATAATCCTTATCCCTACCACTACCACATAATTTAACTGGAATCTTTTCTTTATCTACATAGTTTCTAATGAATTCAAAAGGTCTATATAGTAAAAAAGGAGTCATTGAGTATAGAATAGGTATTTTACCTTCTAAAGCTAAACCAATACCTACTCCCATTAATAATTGTTCCGCAGCCCCGACATTAATAAATCTATCCTGGTATACAATTCTAAATTGGTCAAATTGTTTATAACCCAAATCACCAGTTACAACAACTATATTCTCGTTTTTCCCCATTTCTTCATATAATAGGGGTATAAATGCTTTTCTTACTCCACTCATGATAATTCTTTTAATCCTTGTTCATATTGTTTTTTATCTAAGATCATATAATGTGAATCTAGACCCTTTAAAAATGATAATCTATTAAAATTAGTTTTATGTATTATAATAGAAGGTAAAAAAGATTTAAGTCTTTTTTCTAGTTTAGGAACATCAATTGTATCATAACAAGCCCAACCGTTGCAATTAACATGAACTTCAATATTTTTTATCCCATAATCTTCTATAAATCTTAAACCTTCCCAAACACTACCTTCAGCACATTCTCCATCACTTAAAGTAACATATACTTTTCTATTAGGGTTAGCTAATGCTCTTCCTATAGCTATTATAATTCCAGATCCTAAACTACCCGTAGAACAATATATGTGATTTTCTTCATCTAAATTGGGATGACCCATATGTTTTTTAGCTAACTCATCTGCATCTATATGGTCATAATATTTTTCTAAAATAGAGTATAAGGCATACCCTGCATGACCATTAGAAAGTATAAATATATCTTCTGGATTTTTATTTTTAAAAATATCATCTAATATATCTATACAAGTAAAACAACTGCCTACATGTTCTTCTTCATGATCATAAAGAAGTTTAAGTAATCTTTTATTTAAATTTTTATCCATTTTTATATTTGTTTATATGATCGCTACAAATTCCATAGCATTTTTCTAAAGTTCCATAATACCCATTTTCAGGTAAAACACATACGCTATTATAATGTAATAAATTATGTGGGTAAACCCAAATTATTCCTTGAGAAGTAATAGTATAATTATCATTTTTATGAAAAAAACAATGAATTTTATTTTCTAATAACTTAGATAAAGCATTTGAATTTTTAGCATGACACCAAAATTTAGGATTAACTAAATAATCAAAATCTATTTTATATTGAGGTGAATCATGGCCTAAGTAAAAATCATTATCAATTAACCAAACATCTATTTCCACATCAAAACCCTGTTCTAAAGCCTGGTTGATGTAGTTAGGGTTATTTTCAAACTCTTTATTTATACCGTCAGTATTTCCCCTATGTGATATTAATTTCATTTAATATATTTTCAAAAATCCAGTCTTCCGTTTTATTATATTCTTTACTTTTTTCTAAATTTTGTTTTATAAATTCTAATTTTGAATTATAAAATTCCTCATTTAAAGTAGGTATTATATTATTTAATTCCTCCATTGTATTAAAAGATATAATACCATTAGGATTAAAAAATTCACCAATATTAGGACATCCCCAATAAATTGGGATAGTACCAACAGCTAAACAATCAATTAATTTTTCTGTAAAATAATTTTCAGCTTTTGAATTTTCAATTACAATAGAAAATCTATAGTCTACTAAAGAATCTTCTTTATATTCTAAAGGGTTAGGGGTGCCTCTACCAAATAAATCTATACTATCAAATTTATCTGCTACTTGGTGTCTTAATAAATGCCCCTTCATTCCCTTTTTATTAGAATAAATCATTGAAATATTTTTATCCTTTTTATGTAAATGGAAATTATTATCCTTAATCCAACAACCCCCAAATGGAGAAAATTTAGTATCGTTAGGATATTGTTCTAATAATTTTTTATCATGTGTTATAATAAAATCAAATTTATCTTTATAATCTTCAAATTGCTCATATCTAGTAGGATAAACTTCTCTTGTTTCAAGTAACCAACCTATTTTACTATTAGATTTGACCTGATCAACTGAATTATTAGTTAAACAATCATCTGTAAATAGACTAATACCCTCAAACTCGTTTAAATCTCTTTTATATTTTATGTGGTTTGAAATTTTATCATGTACAACTGAATATCTACCATTATCTTTAGCTAAATGTCTACAAGCATTATCAAATAAATTTACTTCAATTTTAGGAGTGTTTTCACTTAAACAAACCCAATTAGGTGGAAAAATATCCTTAGTAGTAAATTTATCATAATGATTCCCAAACCATTTATCTGGGTAAGTTACTATTTTATTTGGGTTAGAGTTTAAGTAGGCTGCCCACCAACTAAAAGTAGAATTTGCAATTATATTATGTTCACATTCAGACATTAAAATTAAATCTTCATAATCATCTTTTCCTTCTACAAATTCAAAATTATCTCCCTTAAATTGAGACTTACACCATTCTATATCATCACTAAAAACTAAAAAATTATAACCACTAAAATAATCTATAGCGTTTTTATAATAGTCTAAACTTAAATTATGATGAAAATCACCTAAATTAAGATAATCACCCCTTCTAATATGGATAGAAACATAACCTATTTTTTTGCTTTGGGGTCTAAAAATAAATAATTTTTTAATATCTTCTTTACAATGTTCAAAATACTTGTAAGATTGAAAATAACCAGATAATTTAATATTTTTATCTGTTGATAATTTAAGATCTTTTTGATAAGTAAAATCTTCAGGTTCAGATTTAATTTCTATAAAATCATTAATTGGTGTATTTAAAAAATTTAAGTCTTTAAATAAGTTATCTTTATAGGTTATTGGTTTTTGGTGTAAAGTACCTATATGAGAAAAATCAGTTACAATTTCGGAATTAAAATCTGTACTTAAACCATAAGCAGAAGCAATTTGAAACATCATATTACCTAATCCACCAGCCAACATGGGTTGTATTTTGACAATATTTTCCTTTGATTTTAATTCTTTATAAGGTGTTTTTGCTCTTATTTCCGCTTCCTGACCCTCTGGGTTTTCAATATCTTTATCTTGTCTTTCTAAACCCCTTTGTACTATTTCTGGATCCTCATTATAGGTATAAGTTGGGAAATTTAATACACCAATTTTTTCTTTAGGACACATTTCTAAACAGAAAAAAGAAACAGCTAAATCTTCAGCATTATAATAATATTCTCCTGTTTTACTCCAAATTAAATCTTCTTTTTTAATTTTATTATATAAAAACCATCTAAAACTTCTTAAATGGCTAGCTCTCCAAACATCTTTTCTATATGCTTTTTGTCTATGTACTTCTTCACTATAAGGGGTATTTTGGGGAAATGCTAAATTGCCCTTAGGATAACAATACATTCCACCATAGGTCATCCAACAATCAGTAGCATTATAATATTTGTTTAATCTTTCAAAAACATTTTCATCATATAACCAATCATCCCCATCAACAAACAAAATAATATCATCCTCATTATCCATAAAATTAATTATATGATCTTCATTTGGATTAACATTATATCCTCTTTGTTTATTATCTTTCCAATTAAGTAAAGTCCAATTATCTAGCTTATAATCCTTAATTATTTTTTCTACTATAGATGGAGTTGTATCAGTTGAAGCATCATTAATATATAATACTTCATAATTAGTATATGTTTGTTGTAAAATGCTTGCAATATTAGCCTCTACCCACTTTTCATTGTTATAAGAGGGTATAACTACTTTAAATTTATTCTGTCTCTCCATACTTTAATATCATAATTTTCTCTATATAGTTTTTTAGCATTTAAACTACACTGATTGTAAAAGTCTTTATCATTTTTAAGTTTATAAGCTAAATCAGTTGCTTTTTTTACATCCTCTACATCAACAGATAATTCAGGATGACAAATTCTTTGAGTATCTACTTTAATATTTCCAATACAGGGTATTCCAAAATAAGCACAATTTAAACTAAAAGTACCTGCTGCTATAGTAGGCATTAAATGTACTGCGTATTTAAACGTAGATAACACGTTCATCCATCCTGCCCATGGAAGACGTTGAAGATGGTTTAAATCTGGGATGTTTTGCTCATTGGGTCTTTTAGCATGAGAATCTTGAGTCCATTTATCAACCCCAAAAACATGAGATACTACATAACTTTGAAATCCTCCATACCATTTAGCAAAATTCCCCCCAATTATTACTTTTTCTTCTGAATGTGGAGTTATATGTGATATAAGTTCTTCTATTATCACATTTAGTTAATAAATTATAAAAATTAAATTGATCAGCTATTTCATAATCATTAAAAAACCAAGATGGGCCTTCCTGGATATAATGAACTTTAGCATTAGTTTGTTTTAATTCACTAATAAAATCTACTGTAAGCAATTGAGAAACTGGATTTTGGTTTTCTACTAATTTAACACCAACTGCATTTAAAAATGTTTCACCTTTAGGAAATATAATAAAAACATGATCTTGATCTTTAACACTTTTATAATTAAATAAATTACAGTGTGTAGCATCTAAAGCATGCATCCAGGCAAATTCTGTTCGCATATTAGGGTGGTTACTAGGAACTTTACCCTCAAAACCCATTTCAGTTAAAAAAGTTATTTTCATAAATTACTATAGTACCTATTTTGTTTTTCTTGTCTATCTATTGTTTTGGGATGAAATAATGAGTAAGTTGTTTCAGGTGGTAGTGGGGCATATGTTTTATATCCTTCTAAAACTTCATGTACTTTATTTTTCCATTTAATTTCAGGTTTATTTTTCCAAATACGCCATTGATAATCAGGAAAATTAACCCAATCATTTTCATCTACTCTCCACCCCCACTTTTGAATATGTTTTGAAGTTAAACCTTTTACAGTATTTACTCTAGGTACTAAATAAACTTCATTATCAGGATTAGATTGTAATATAACTGGAAGATTAGCTATTAATAGCTTATTTGGAATTTCATCAGCATCAATTTGAAAAATATAATCACCAGAACATAATTCAGTTAATTTATTTTTCCAATCTGCAAAATGATGTTTAAATGTTTCTGCTTTATAAACTACATTAGGTTCATCTTTAAGTTCAATGATATGATTCCATACTTCAGCAGTACCATTACCTTTATCAAATAAAACTACTATTTCATCTTGTTTTCTCCTATGTTTTAAAAGGAAATTTAGTAATTTAACAATTTCATCTAATTCATTACATACTGTAATTGCATAACTAATTTTCATATACCCAATTTTGAACCTAAAAATAAAAATACTAAAACTAGTATTACGATAATACAAGCACTAGCTATACTTATTCCAAGTATAAGTTGAATCATGTAAATTAAATTTTTAGCCTCTTTTTTTTTCATATTAATCTTTATCTAAACTAAAAATATATTCTCTTAATTTATCACTTGGTATCCATCCTAGCCTATCTAAACTATCATCATTCTCCCTTAACGTTTCTCTATAATTTCCTGATTGGTTAGGAATATTAATAAAATCAACTCCAAATCTTTCTCTAAACATTTGGTAAACTTCATTAATAGAATAATTCATACCAGTACCTAACTCCCAAGCATCATCTTGTTTTTCATTTTTCATTCCAATCCTCCATAACCCATCTACTATATCATCTACATGAGTAAAATCTCTACGTTGTTCACCATCACCTACTATAGTAATTTTTTCTCCATCTCTGACTTGTCGTCTCCAAATACCAATAACAGCTGCCCAATCACCATCTATTACTTCATAAGGACCATATACATTATAAAATCTAGCGATTTCAATATCCATTCCATAAGTAAGTTTATACATTTTACATATTTCTTCTCCCAAATACTTACAAGTAGAATAGGGTGATTGATATGGGTTATGCCATTTAGAAGATGAACCAGCATAAACTAATTTAGCATTTGTAAGTCTGGCAAATTCACATATTTTTTGTGTGCCAACTGTATTAACTCTAAATGTTTCACTTGGGTTATTAAATGAAGGTTGTATACGAGAAAGACCAGCTAAATGGTATATTAAATCAAATCCACGCTCATCTATAAATGTTTCTAAGACAAATATGTCTTCAATTTCATTTACATCACCATTAATATAAGTAGCCCCTTCAATATGATTATCCTTTACACCAACACTATAATTATCCAATGAGACGACTTTATGACCCTCATCTAATAGTTTTTTAATTAAATTAGTGCCTATAAACCCTGCACCTCCGGTAACTAATATTTTCATTTATTCAGGTATTACACCAATATAAGACAGAGCATCTAAATAATTTCTTTCTGTAAAATGTTTAATTGTAGACATATCAGTTTTATATTCGTTGTTATTATATTTTTCTTTTTCTTCCTCTAATACTGGGATAGCTTTGACAGCAGCCCAACTCCATTCTTCAATATTAGAACCATGAGCAAATATCATACCTTTTTCAGGTAAATTAATAGTATTAGGGATCCAAATTAAATTAGTATTAGGATCTTTCCATGCTAAATCTTTATGTAATTCAGGTAATGTGGATATTTGTTCATTATAAAATTCACTATTTTCCGTCATTAATGTATTAGTCCAAAAACCACAAGATAAACTAAGATAATTAGTTATATCTTTACTTATTTCCATTTTATAACATAAATCACCTCCTGATTTAGGGCAATCTATAATTTCATCGTAATTCATTATTTAACTTTATTTAATTGTGGTAAGTTTAAAGATGGCATTTTTAATTCTACTTGTTGGGCAAATTGAGGTAAATTGGTATCCAACTTAATATTAACTAATTCTTTCATTTGTTTCCAACTATAATTTTTTATAGCATGATATCTCTGTTTCCTAGATCTTTTACTATATTGTTTATAATGCTTAAATACTTCTTTTAAAGAGGATATAGCATGTTTATCACTAACCTTAAACCATTGTGCTTCCTTAATTAACCAATTATTTGCAGCTGAGGGATGAACATTTTCTAATTCACCAGGAAGTAAAACACAATATTCAGGATTTAAAAAATCCATATGACCTGACCAACCTGATGCAATGATAGGTTTACCAGTTGTAGAAAACTCAAGCAATGGTCTACCAAAACCTTCTCCCTTAGTAAGTGAAACCATTGCCTTTATTTTAGAATGATTATATAACTCATTCATCTCACTATCATCAAATTCACCAGTCAGTAAATAAACATTAGGTAATTTTGCATTTCCATATTGTTGTCTAATAGATTTAATTCTATCTAAAATAAGATCTCTACTCATATATGAAGCAATACCTGTAGATGCTTTTAGTATTAATGCTGGTTTTTTGCCTACTTTATTTTTAAAGGCTTCATAAAAAGATTTTATTAGTACCCCAACATTCTTCCTATCATGTCCATATTCCCCCTGCATCCAATGACCAACAAAAAGATAACAGAATTCTTCCTTAACCTCACTTAAATCAATACTTTTAATTTCAGATTGTTTTAATGGTTTATATAAGTCATCATCTACACCCTCAAATAAAACTTCTATAGGTTTTTCTACTCTTAACTGGGATACAATTTGGTTAGTTCTACTATCTTTTCTATCATAGGTCATGGCCTGAAAAGTTTGTTTTGCAAAATTAGAAGAAACAAGATTTAAATCCATTCTATTTAATCCTTCAATCCATTCTCCCTTACATGCTGTAGCTTCAATCCCTGCTGTTAATCCAATACTATATTTTCCTACAGGTTGAAATTCATTAGGAATAGTAATTTGCATCCAAATATCTGGTTTACTACTTTGCCAGTCCTTAGGAGCAATATGATTTAGTAAAAACTTCCACTCAGGATGATCATTACAAAACCCCCATGAAGTTTCTCCCCATTTTTGAGATAGTAATTGAACATTATATTTATCAGATTCGATTATAGCTTTAACTACATCTCTAGCTCTAGCTCCATAACCTGAGTAGGTATCAAAAGGGCACGAAATAACAAATCTTGGTTTACTCATTAATATATAATTTTATGGTTTAAAAATTTACCTTTATACTCATTAGTGTTAATAATTTCATACTTTTCTCTTGGTTTCCAAGTTTTAAATAAAGTATTTAAAGCATCCATAACTCTATTAGCTTGATGTTCAGATGTAAATCCTGCTTCATCTCCAATAGCCCATTCACGTCCCTTTAATCCTCTTCGTTTTAATTCTTTTCTACCTAATTTATAACACTCTTTTATTCTTTCACAAGCATCTTCCCAAGCACATCTATCATCATAAATGTAGGGTGTTGGAGGAGATCCCTGAATTGATCTTGATGTTGGATAAACTGGGAAAGCCCATTCACCATGTTCTTTATATGTTCCTCTATGATTAGAAGGAACATCAGGACTAGGTGTAAACCAATTACCATTTTCATCTACAAATCTCATTTGATCTTGCATTCCACCTGTAGTATTAGCTATAATAGGAGTTCCCGATAACATAGCTTCTGTATTTGCTAACCCCCATCCTTCATTACAAGTTAATAAAATTTGTACATCTGCAACATTATATAAAATATTTAATTGTTGGTCTGTTAATTTATTAAATATAAAATGTACATTATTTGAATAACTTTCATCAAATAGATATTCCTTTACTTTAGGTAAATCAGTACCAGCATCAGTAACAGGTTCAGTTTTCAATATTAAATAACAATCTTTAGCTTCTTCTTTAGGTAGAGAATCCAAAAATGCTCTAAATGCTAACATTGTATCCGGAATTTGTTTTCTTCTAATATTTCTAGAATTAAAATAAACTACAAATTTAGGATCTTTACCTTTAAACATTTGTTGTTTAGCTTTAACTAATTCAGGATCATTATCATTTAAAGGTTTATATATATTAGGATCCTTACCATGGGGAATAAATCTAAATATTCTATTACCTTCATGTCCTTTAAGTACTAATTTATTTATATTTACTGTTTGTTTTGATATACCCATTAGTAAATCACATGCCTCATAATATGGTCTATTATACATTGGAGCTGGATAATCATCCCAAATGTTTAAATATGTAATAGGAATATTTCTTCTTAATTCATTTTCCATTTGGAAAATCCAAGTAAAATATCTTGGATCAGTAATTAAAAATAGGGCATCCGGTTTTTCTATGTTTATTACTTCACGTAACATGGAATTAGTACCATAACCATCTGTAGGATATAAAAATACAGAACTGTCTTTAATACCATTTAATTCATTAGTACCTTGGCTTAGATCCAATCTTTTACCTTTTTCTGGGTGGTTTATAGAACCAGCCATTTGCACCCAATTAAAATGGTGAGCAGTATGTGTTACTATTTCTTTTGCTACTGTAGCTACCCCAGAATGTACTCTAATATCATCACAAATTAATAATATTTTCTTTCTTTTATTAGGGGGTAAGTGAGGAAACTTCTTATTCATTGACTTCAAGATCTAGGTTTGTTTGGTTAGTAATTTTTCTTCTAAAATCTTCATCACTAAGATACAAAAACAAAGCCCGATCAGCAAGTTTTTGGAAAGAAAATTTTCTTTTAACACACTCTATCTTGAAATTTTCAAACAGGTCACTTTTAACCTTTACACTTGTTAGTGTCATTTTTTTAACATTACTCATAATCTTTATTATTTAAAACGTTTATTATACATATATAGAGAAATCAGTATATTATACCTTCTCCACAAGTTTCTTTATCTTCTTTAAATGGACAAAACATACAATTCCATTTAGAAACTGATTTAGGATATTCAATATCCTTAATGTCACCATTTGAATTAAAACATTCATTTATAAAATTATTTATTGCTTTTTTAGCTCTACCTAATTTAATTTTTCCACTTGGAGGTGTAAATGTTTGAACTCTATAAGCCTGATGTGGCGACATTATATTTTCATCATCCCAATCTAATACTTTTCTTTTAACTATAAAAAATTCAATATCAATATTACTTAAAGGAATACCATATTGTTCGCTAAAAAATTGTTTATATAAAAGTAATTGGTATTGTTTATCTTCATTTTTTTTATCTCTAGCATTCCAACCTTTAGTACTAGTTTTAATATCAATAATTTTAAATGTTTGAGTTGAATCATTATACAATACTACATCTAAAAACCCAGTATACAAAATATTATTTAGCATTTTATTTGGAGCGATTCTTAATGGTAATTCACACCCAACTAAATGCCATCCTCTTCTACTAAAATATCTAGCTCTTTTCTTTTTAAACCAATTTAAAATACTAACTCCATCCTCAAAAAATTCTCTCATTTCCTCAGCAGAAGAAAAGTGTTGATTATTATTTTTTTCATACTGACTTTTATATTCACCAACAAATTTTTCCTGAAAATAATCTTCTAATTCTAATCTATCAGCATTAGCTGCACTAGTTTTAAACATTACATCTAAATAATGTTGTAGAGTTTCATGTATAGCTGTACCAAAAACTGTATGGATAGATGAAGTAAATACTTTTATTTTGTCTTTATATTGTAATTTCCAACGATGGGGACAACCACGAAATATAGACATTTGTGAATAGGAGACATTTTTTTGATAAGCAAAATTAATCTCTTGGGGGGGATTACTTCTAATCTCCTTTATTATTTTTGGGATTTTTCGAGCCAAAACTTATTTTTTCCATTTATCACGCCCTACTAATAAACCAATTATTCCATAATTGGCTATATCAATAAACGTGTCCTCCATTCCTTCTCCTTTAACATAGTTTTTCCCGTTAATTAAAAGGTTTTTTAATCTAGATATTTTATCAGTTAATCTAATAGCTAAACCAGTAAGTGAAAATTTTTTATCCTCTGCATTAGTTAAATCACCACCTAGAGCAATATTATTTAAACCATAATCTAAATGTTTACGAGCAAACATTTCATACATTTCTTTTTGAATTTGTTTAAATTCTTTAGATAATTCAGGATAATCTAATTCAAAATGGGCTATAACATCATTATATGCTTCAAAATCTGCATTATATCCCTCGGCTAATTTATTAAATTCCTCTTCACTTACTAATTCGTGGTATTTACTTATACTATCACCCATTAACTTGTTCTTTATTATTAAAATATTTTTCTAGTATTTCTAATCGTTCATCCGCTGAAGCTAATAAACGAAGAGCTTCATTACAATTATCCCAGTAATCTTTAGTTGAGTGATCACCTATACCTGCTGGGTGATTAGTTAATAGTTCTATACTAGCTAGAGCTTTATTTTTATCCGCCTCTGCTTCGGATTTTAAAAATTTATACACTTGTAAATTCATAATTTATTTAATTAATTTAGTTATTTCTTTTTTTTCTAATCCTATACTAGACAATATATTTTTTATATAATCTTGGTCTAATATACATAAATACTCTTTTGCCTCTTTTGCTGAACATTCGTAACAGTTTTTAATATGTTTTATTAAGTCTTTATTTGGTTCTTTTTTATTTGATTTAATATATTTATTCCACTTATTATTTTTAGGGATATATTCTTTATAAATTGAATATATTGCCTTTTTATTTTGAGGTGGATAATCTTGAATAAAGTTAACTAATTCTATATAGTCAGGATTCATAGAAATAAATCTATGAATCATATAACTATTCCAAACCTCCCAATCCTTATCTGTAAAAGATTCTACTGGGGGTTTTGTATTGTTTATAGCCTTTAACCAATCAAATATATTTTTCAATATTAGTCCATTATATAGTCTTTCAACTCATCTCTAAGGTCCTTAGGAACTGATGCCTTAAGAATTTTTTTAGTAGTTGGATCATAAAAGACTGGAATTGGTAATAGTGCATCTTCTTCTGTTCCCATAACAAATTTAGATACTGTTCTTAATACTACTCCCTGTTGGAATAAAACATCACCTTCAAAATTTTTAACTTCTGAAGTGTTTTTTAAGTCAATAGGAGGTCCTGCTTGCTGTTGTTGTTGCATAATTATTTATTATTTATTATATTTGAAATTAAACTTATTGCATTGATTTCTTTATCAATACGGAAATTTGCTTTGTATTGGTGGTCATTAATTAAAATAGCTACCGTACCCTCTTTACCTGGAAGATATTCTGATGCTCTTTCATATAATGATCTAAATAATTCTTCATAATCATCTACATTAGCATCTGCTATAATTTGTCTAATATTTTTAAAATTAACTTTACCTTTTAACTCATCAATAACTTTATCTATGTAATTAGATGATACTAATACTGATTGGTCTAATTTTAATATATTATCTTGTGTAGATAACTGT